TAACTGGTACTTCTTTACCCTCAACCATCTGTGTTCCAAGCACTTTTGCGTCTTGTATCTTCTTCACTCTGATATTTCCAATACTGAAATAATTACATGCAGCGCGCCACCAGCACTAGCAGTTACCTTAAGAGCGTCACTGTCCTCAAGAATTAGTGGCTGGCTTAATATTTCAACTGCTGTGTTAGATGCAATAGATAATACATTTGTAAGATTAATACTTGCCCCTACACTAGCATCAGCATTTACAACTGTAGCTGTTACAGCACCCCCTGATACATTACATATGCGAATAGATTTTACTACCGCCTGTACAGGTTTCTGTGCTGGTGTTGTAGATACATTAGCCGTAGGCACTGTATATATAGTTGTCTGTGCATTATTTGCTAAAGCTATACTTCTGTTTTTGTATACGTCACTCATGATAAAAACCAAGTCCTTGCTGTTGACTCTTCTCTTAGCTCTTGTTGGAACGTAAAGTTAAGTTGGTTTATTATATTTTCTAATTCACGAATAAGAATATCTTGTTGCTGTCTGTCAAACTCATCTTGTGGCAAAGGTAATCTTGTAATATTAATTCTAGCCATTATCGTCTCCCGTCTGGATTAACATCTAATCTTAATGTTCCAAATCTCCAGTTAGAATCAATTGCATTACTAGACACTTTTACATTTGCTTGTCGGCCTCTGCCTCTAGTAGAAAAGAATTTTGTAGTAGAAGAAGTTGTAGATGTAAATGATCTTGTATTTGTACTAGCTGGATAGTTTGCAAATTCTATTTTTATATCGGTGTTTCCAGTTTGGTTTTTAAAATCAGGTATAACTCTTGAACATAAAAACACTTCATCCCCTTCTTTTATGTCAAAATCACCGCTAGTAATTTGACACTCCATAGCGCCACCATCATCATTAAAACCATCCTCATGTGCATACAAAGTTGTACAACCAGCAGTAACACCAAGTATAGTATTATTATTTGGTATTGAGTTAGGGTCATAAAAAGTTGCGTATGGATTAGAGTAGGTACCTCTGTCAACCCAAGAAGTTCTGATAAACCCATCGTTAGTATACCAAACATTTTCTAAATAATTATATGTTACACTTCTATCTAAAAAGTTAGAGCTTTCTGATGCATAAAACCATGTTACTTCGTTAAAGTCTGTGTTAACTGCAATAGAAACTTGTCCTTGGGCAGTTGCATTAATATTGTCAAATACAAAATCTTGTACAGTACAATCTAGTTTTTTAATCGCACCGTCAAATGAATAGAACGCTGTTTGACTCATCCAGTATGTAACACCATTTACATCTGCAACGGCATTTGAAGATATTGCACCACAGTTAGAACCAATTTGGTTTAGACCAAATATAAAAGGTGGACCAATATTATTAAGTGAATGCAATGCTGTGTCTGTCCATACAAGAATAGAACCCCTAGATCTTTTTGCTGCAACAATTTTAGATCCGTCCTGTATTCTAAAAGATCCAGCTGTATTTGTACTTGATGGTGTCCATGTTTGAAAATCTTCTTGTGAAGAAAAACGTAAAAACAAATCATCTTGTGTTGTAGGTGATGCAATAGTTGTTTCTGTACCCATCAAAAATATATGTCTGTCAGGGGATGAAACTAATAGCACTCTGTTTTTACCAGGAGCTTGTGATATTTTTACAGCCCTGGTCCCCGTTCCTCCAGACAAGTCCCATTGATAAAGTGCATCATCATTTCTAATCGCTAGTAAGTCTTCACCAAATGTATCAAACTGCCAATAACTCGCTTCTAGTGCAATGGTTGTTGTAAGACCTGGTCTGTTCCAACCGGAGCCTCCACCAATACTTTGACGAGGTTGGTTCCATGCACCTGTACCCCAACCAAAACCAAACGCTGATCTATCTGTACCTATGGTTATTTGATATTTTGCATTGCCTGATCCACCTTGTGAACTAGCTGTGCCACTGGCGTTACTTGTGTGTGTAATCGTATAGCTGTTAGCGTCGATTACAGTTGTAACTTCAAATTCCTGATTCATATCTAATCCTTGCGAAGTAGAAAAAGAATCGTAGGTTACAAAATCCCCGACCCCCGCTGCATGAGAATTGTGTGTGACAGTCACTGTCGGTGATCCACTTGTCATGGCAAAAGGACCGGTCAACGCTGCCTCTAGTCTAATAGGTGTAACGTCATAAAACTGACCTTCTGTATATATGTATAATTTTCTATCTGTTCCCATAGCCAAGTGTCTAACACCTGTTAAAGATACCCAAGCTAAAGAAGCTCGGGTCACCCCTGCAATTTTTTTAGTTGGCACAACCTTTGACCAACCACCTATTTTTTCTGGAAGTCCTGATCTAAATCTAACATTTTTAGAATCTACCCAACGACCCTCTGCACCATAAGTTGTAGTTTGTTTATCTATTCCTGGTGCGAATTGTGCTTTAACTAATGCCATTATGATATTCTTTGAAATAAACCGGGAATAGAATAGTTTTGGTTAAATGCATTTTGACCTGAACCAACTTGAAAAGTTCCACATTGAGTAAAAGTTAAACATCGCCAAGTTCCAGCACCTGTATAACTAGAGCCTCCTGTCATTCCTCCAACAATACCTCTACCTACAGCTGCACCACCAGATACTGTACCTGAAGTGACAACCCCAGATCCAGTTCTTAACTGCATGTTACCAGAGGTTTTAGGAAAAGTTACTGTAGTGCCTGGCGATATACTTGAAGCTGTCATTTGACCATTAGTACTTCTATATTGAAATTCTAGTATAGCCCCTACAGCAGTTCCACTTGCTGGAACTGAAGCTATGCCAGTTAATGCAGAACCGTCAATTGCCGGTAGAGCGCCGGATAGTTTGCTTGAGCTTACAGTTGACAGTCTTGCATCAGCAACCGTTCCTGTAAGATTTCCTGCAGGTATACTTGTTAAGCTGGAGCCATTACCAGATACATTTGTAAAAGAACCTGTAGTAGCAGATACTGTAGTTGCTGAGAGTGTTCCATTAACTGTCGCTCCTGATCCTGATGTAGTTACACGAGCTGTATTATCGTGGTATATAGCAACACTTCCATTCTCATTAGCTAGCATCATTGTTTCACTGTCAGCAGCATTTTTAATTTTAAATTCATCTGTAAGAATTTCTAAAGCTCCTGCTCCTGTATCTACTAACTGGCTATTGTTTCCATCGTGTCTTATTTTTAAATCATCAGAATTTCCAAATCTTGCTTCTACGCTATCACCAAACACTAAATTTCCGGTCATTGTTCCACCGGCGCTAGGTAGTCTAGCTGTTATTTGAGTTTGCGCGTTAGATGCTAGTGTGTTTATAAACTGAAACTCAGAGTCAGTAACAGTACCATCAGCAATCTGTGTTGCTGTTATCGGAATTATTGAATATTTTCTTGATTCGTATGTAGCCATATTATGTCTTTATTAAAAAGTTAATTGATAAGTAAGGGTTTAAAACATCAACTGTTCCAGCACTTCCAGAAAAAGATGCACTTAAAGTGTGATTGTGTGTTGCACCACTTCCTGTGTTACCGATGCTTGTACTTGTCGTAGTTGTTGTACTTGTTGTAATTCCAGTTACCGGACGTGTTGATTGGTTTCCACTCAATACAGCAACACCACCTCCTCCAGGTCCACTACCAGAACCAGTAGTTACGACACCATTACTAGTTGATGAACTTGAGCTTGAACTTGAAGTTGCAGAGTGACTGTGAGCTGGTAGCTGAGCTTCTGTTAAAGCAGTTCCGCCTGTGCTACCAGATATACTTCCGGCAGGTGTAAAACTGTCTGTCGTAGCACCACCAGTTGTTCCAAGACCATATGTTCCTGATTTACCTATTGGCATACGACTTTGAAGATTTGGTAACAAAAAAGTGCTTGATCCATCACCAGCTCCGTACGTAGTTGAAATAACAGCAAACAAAGCACTGTATGTTGATCTTGATATAGTAGCACCATTACATAATAAATAACCAGCAGGTTTATCAGCATCCGCTGCAGCCCATGGTAAAATCATTCCTGTTTGAACTGTAAATGCACCGGCAGCAGTTAGTTTACTACTTATTTGTGTTTGTGCGTTAGAACTTAAAGAGTTTATAAACTGATACTCAGAGTTTGTTACAGTTCCGTCTGCTATTTGAGTAGCATTAATCGGAATAATACCATATTTTCTATCTTCATAGGTTGCCATGTTATTTCTCCGTAATTATCCATCCGTCCGTATTCCCTGTAAATACAATAGTAAATCCAGCACCATTTGTAGAAACTGTTCCGTTTGCTGTTGCTCCAAATATCTTTTTACCATTTGGATTAATAGTCAAAGCAGCTGATCCTAAATTACTTTTTATATCTAAAATAGCTATCTCATCACCCACCGCTGGAGCAGAAGGTAAGGTTATTGTGAACGCACCAGATGATGCCGTATCTATAAAAACTTTTTGCCCACTAAATACATTTGCTGTTGTTGTTAATGGTGTTGCGGTCCAATTAGATCCGTTTGTACTACCACCACCAGCAAGTGTGTAAAAATTTGTGCCATCTGTTGCGATAATTGCTTTACCACCAGGCGGTATTAAATCAGATGTATTACCACCTGCACCTAGTTTAAATTGTATGGTTCCAGCAGAGGTGCCATCATTTATAACTCTGTATATTCTTTCACGAGTGTTGTTAGGGTTTGTAGTAGTATCTACTTGTATAGTTTTAGCAGCAGTAAAATTATGAAATCTAAGAACAGCTTGTCTGTCTGGTTGTGTAGCTCTTGTTACGGGTCCATTATTAAATGCAAGAGTGTACGTAGAACCTGCTGTTGCTAAATCTATAGATAAAAAACCAGATATTGCTTCGTCGAAAATATTACCAAAGTTGTTATTTGTTGTGGTACCCCATGAGTTGGACTGTTCACCATCACCAATTAATTCTATTCCTAATCTATCCGAAAATGTCGATGCCATTATGCTACCTCTCGATCGTCAATTATTCCTGCGCCTGTTGTTGATATCGGAGTGCTTGATATTACACCACCACCGGTTATAGGAACTACTGTACTTTGTATTGTTCCTGCGCCTGTTTCTGATACTTCAGACCAAGACGCTCCTCCAGCTCCGGTCGTGCTTATTGCCGTTCCAGATATCGTAGCTGTAGTTGTATCATCTACGTCACTAAATGTAAACGCAAAAAGACCATCGGTAACGCTGGTTATTAGATTACCTGTGGCATTCACAGCATAACCTAAATTAACATTATTTACTGATAAATTAGCTTGTTGACCTGTTACATTAGCTATCCATCTTGGTATTACAGAGTTGACACTAGATGTCATAGAGAGACCAGATACAGCAGCTACAGGACTTAAATTAATTTGCGTACCAGTTATACTGATAGTATTTCCCATGCCTGCGCCGTGAACAGTACAGAAATAACTTATATTCCTAACCTCATTTACAGGAGCAATGTACTCGACTCTAGCTCCCGCCTGTCCAGGTGTACCTACAACAGTTACATTTGTATTATCAAGTGTTCCGTTTGCAGCAATTCTAAGTGGATGATTTGCATTTGTACCGTCACTTTGATCAAAGATATATTTAGTACCAGTTACAAGAGATAAAGCAGGTTTTTGCACGCCATCAATTACAAAAACATTATTGTAACTACCATCTTGCACAACAGTAACAACAAATGTTTTTTCACCATCATCTTTTAATACAGCAGTGTCTAAATTTAACCCTGTTACACCTGGTCCGGTTGCAACTTGTCCTACAGCTGACGTTATAGTTTGACCAGTTATAGTTGGTTCTGCATTTAAAAATATATTGGCTTGGCTAAAGTTTAAATCTACAGGTATTGCAAAACCTGTTTCAGATGCAATAACTTCATAACCTGTAGTTGCACCCAGGCTTACTGTCATTCCTAAACTGTTTGCTGGTAAGTGTATGGTACCATCAGCAAGAACGGTAGGATCGTTTAAAGTAACAGTTGAACTAAAACTAGATTCTTGTGGAATAACCTGCGGTGTTACTGTTCCTTGTGTAAGTGATAAATTAAAACCGTTTACGAAGTGAGTTTTTTGTACCGAATATGCGTTGGATAAAGTGACTGTTAAACTTTGGCCCTGCAAAATAACTTTTGCATCAGGATTAAAACCTACATCACTGAAGGGTGATGCACCAAATGCAATTGCCCCAAAAAACATTAACTATCCTCTTTAAGTTTTTTTACTTCTGCTCTTAATTCTTTTATAGCTTCTATAAGTAAAGGCACAATTTTATCATAATAAACTGTTTTGTAATCTACATCTAAGTTTTCTATTTTTACGATAGGTGCTTCTGTTACAACTTCCGGTAATACTTTTTCTATTTCTTGTGCAGATACTCCAACCTCCCTACCATTTTTAAATGATTTACCGCCATCTAAACTTTTTGCTAAGTCGTTCCATTCATAATAATAACCATTGAGTTGATCTACTTTGTCTAAAGCTT